GGCCACACGCTGAGGCCATGCCAGATGATGCCGAGGTCTTGCGTGCTGATGCTCGGCACGTCGAGCTGCGTGATGGGGTCGAGCACCTGCACGTCACGCACCTTGCCCGCCGCGAGCTGCAGCGCGACCTGCCCACCGTCGCCGCTGAGGTCGCCGGTGCCTGCAAAGCCGAAGCGCAGCACACCCGCGCCGAGGGGCGTCGAGACGTTGACGCGCGCGTTAAGCGTTCGCCCGTTGCGCTCGGTGTCGGGTAGGCGCACGCAGGCCCATCGGTGCTGGTACGGCGGCAGGCGGTCTTCGTTGGGAGTCACAACGTTCTGCAGGTCGCTGACGTTGCAGGCCACGTGGGGCCGCGCGTTGAACGCCGCCTCGTTGTCCTGCAGCATCTGCATCGTCCTCGCCGACAGCGGGTAGTCCGCGGTGAACTCGCCATCGAAGGCCATGCGACCGTCAGCCGCCCGGCCTGCAGCGAGGAACGTGGGCGCAGGGTAGCTCACGAGGATGGACCAGACCTCGACAGGCACCAGCCCATTCCCGCGCAGCCGCAGGTTGATGCGCTCGAAGCCCGCGACGAACGACGCAGTTACGCTCCCGGTGAAGAACTGCACAGAGGTTGAAAGCGAGCCGGACGCGATGGTGAAGGTTGAGCCGCCGTTGACTGCGACCACCTCGATGGTGTGGTTGGCACCGACAGGGCCTGTGCGAACCTTGGCCGCGATGACGACGGTGAGCGTGGTCGCGCCGACCAGCTCGGGCACCTGCCACGAGGCGACCGTGGCGAACGTGTTGGTCGTCCTCGCGCACACCGTGCCGCCCGTCGTATTGACGAACGCCCAGCTCTGCGAGATGCAGTCACCGCGCTCGCAGTAGGCGTCGAGCCAGTTGCTCGCCGCGCCGAGGTCGTCGAGCGTGTCGGCGAGCAGCTTCTCGCCGGTGAGCAGCGTCTGCGGGTCGACCGCGGTGTATGACGCAGGGATGGGGCGCGGCATCAGGGCTCCTCGACCAGCACCATGCTGATGGGCTCGGAGCGCACACGCGCGCCACTCAGCCGCACGGCGTAGCTCGATGTAGAGGCATCAGCGACACGCGCCACCACGCGCCCGCAGAGCGGCTCGGTGGTGTAGCCAGTCGTGAAGGCTGGCGTGTCGTAGCCGTCGAGCATCGTCTCAAGGAGACGCGCGCGCCGGCTGTCGCCCCACGTAAAGTCGAGCGTGCACGGCTGGCCTCGCCCGACGTAAGGCGCCCAGGCTGCGATGACTTGGCCCTCGTCGCTCTCTGCCGCGCTCTGCCCACGCACGGTGAACTCCAGTTCGTGGACGATGCTGTGCCCGACGTGACGCCCACGCGCTCGACCGTCGCTCAGCTCGACCACGCCGTCGATGCTTCGCAGGCTGCGGCTGTGACGCGTAAGGCCGCGCTCGACGACGAGCACCAGCGGCGTCCTGTAGGTCGCCGTCAACAGGTAGCGCGAGCCGAGCAGCACCGGCACCTCGTCGCCAGAGAAGCCCAGCATGCGCCGGAACCGAGCAGAGACACCGCCGGCAGGCCACGCGACCGGGTTGATGGTCGACGGGTAGGACGTCCACACGCGGCCCGTCGTGTCGATGCCCCAGCGGATGCGCCGGAACACGTTGTCGTTGGCGTTGTTGTCGACCTGTTCCAAGCTGTCAGTCGAGTAGACGCCGTCGGCGCTGTCACTCGTCGAGCGCAGCGCCACCGGCAACGAGTGCACCGTCACGCTCTCGTTGTAGAGGCCGCCGAAGGTGAGGCCGTCGTTGACCGTGAAGGTTTGGCCCATGGCCCAGAGGTCGAGGTTGCCGCGCTCCCAAGGCTCGACAGCCGTGACCACTTGGTACGAGCCCACGGTCGTCGAGCTGGCCACGGGTGAGGCGAAGCCCCACGGATTGCCCGCGCTGCACTGCACGGCGAAGGATGCGATCTGCGCAGTCAGCACGCGCACGAAGATGCGGTCGCTCGCGTCAATGCCCACTTCCCACATGGCAGGCACGCCACCGCCCGCCGTCCAGTCGGCGTTTAGCGCCTCGTTCATGCTCTGCCCGAGTTGCGAGCCGTAGCCGTTGAGGAACGCGACGAGGTCGGGGTATCGCCCGCCGTCGTAGAGGTTCGCCGTGCTGGGCAGCGTCACGTTGGTTGCGCCACGCTGAAACACCGTCGCGCCCGCGAACTCGTAGACGTCGCAGCGTGCGAGCAGCGCCGGGATTGAGCGCGAAGAGAAGGCCGAGCCGGGGACGACGACAATCGCAGGCATCACGCCACCGCCAGTCTAGACGTCGAGAGACTACCACTGCGGGCCTCGCGCTGCGACTGCCGCACGAGGACGTTGGACACCTCGTCCACACCGAGGACGACCGTGACCTGCATCGGCTGCGCGCCACCGCCGCCCGCGCTGAATGAGGACACACGGTCTTGGGCACCACCTGCCGAACCTGCCGCCGAAGCCGCCCCGCTCGAGCTGCCCACCGTCGAAGCGCCCAGCGCGCGAGCAGTGCCCGCGAGCAGGAGCCCGGTGCCAGCCATGACGGCCGCGCCCTGAAACAGCCCAGGCGCGGTGTACCCGAGCACCGGACCGGTAAGCGACGCAGCCACGCCGAGAGCGCCGAGGAACACAGCGTAGCCGAACGCCTGCGCGCTCAAGCCCGCAGCGACTTGGCCCGCGAGCTTGCGGAACGACACGCCCGCCTTGTCACCGTCGATGATGAGCGTGGCAAGTGCTTGCCCTGCCGCCTGAGAGAACGACTGCAGTGCGCCGACGCCCATGCTTTCGAGGTCCATCGCAGACTGCGTCAGGCTCTGCAGGCTCTGCTCGGCTGCCGTCGCCTGCTTCTCAACGGGCTTGTCAGCCGCGACCAAGTCGCCCAGCGAGGCCGCCAGCGTGGGCGTGACAGGCGGCAGGGACTCGATGAACTGCAGCGGGGTCATGGCGTCGAAGGCTGCGCGCTCGTCCGCGAGCTTCTGCGCCTCGCGCTCGGCCTCGACCATGATGCTGATTTCGCTGGCGTAGGCGTCGACCACTGCCTTGCTGCGGTCGGTCGCTGCCTTGGCCGCGCGCGTGTTGGCCTTGGTCGTCTCCTTGATGGCCTCGGTCTTCTTCTGCTCGCCCTGCACGCGCTCCTTGGCGACGCGCTGCAGTTCGGACTCAGCGAGCGCGAACCGCGATTCCTCTGCCTGCGCCTTGCGAATCGACTCAGCAAGCCGGTCTGACTCCAGCTTTTGCTCTCTGTAGGCAGACGTGACCGACTGCACCGTCTCGCTGACGCGCAGGTTGATTGCGCCACCGGCCTCAGCCTCACGCTGTCGCGCCTTCTCAATCTCTGCCTGCCTGACACCCTCTTGGGCGACGCTTGAGGCGTACTGCTTCTGCAGCTCGGTCAGTTGTTCGATGTTCTTCTGCCGAGCCAGCGCCTGCTCGGTCACGAACCGCTGCTGCTCAGGCGTCAACAGGCCGCCCTGCTGGCCGCGCAGCACGTCCTCGTAGGCTTTGACGAGGCTCGCGCTCGTGCGGGCTTCTTCGCCGACCTTCTTGATGCGTGCCGCGTAGTCGGCTGCGCGCTGGCCGCCCTCGTCCATCTTCGACGCAGCGTCGAGCACGCCCTTGCCCAGCTCGATGAGCTGCTGAACGACTGCACCCAGCGGGCCGGCAAGGCCGACACCGAGCGCGATGCTGGCGATGTCGAGCGCGCCCGAGAAGGTGCGCATGGGCTTCTCGACCTTGTCGACTGCATCGTCGAGCTTCTTGACCTGTCCCTCGAACGCGGCGAACAGGCCGCCAGCCTTCTCGGTCTTCTTTCCGACGCTGTCTGCAGCGTCCTCGACCTTCTTGAGCTTCTGCGCGGCATCGTCGGCGCCTTGGATTTTGACGTCGATGGCTAGGCTTGTGACGCTCATCACTTCCTCCTGCGGGCCACCTCAAGCTCGGCGTTCTCGGCCTCGCGTAGAGCCCGCGTCAGATGCAGGACACCCTCAATGACTGCCGCCGATGCGTCAGGTAGGACGACTTCGAGCGGGATACCTGCGCGCCCGGCCTCTAGGCCGTCGATGACGCAGTGCACCCATAGTTGACGAGACTCGTGCTCGGGGCACGTGACGCTCCATCGCTCGCGGTCGTACATGTCGACCGCCAGCCACGTCACACCGTCCCGCTGCTCTCGGCTGGCCCACTCGTCACCGAGCCCGCCGCAGTCGCCGTCTGCACATGCGCCGCACTCGTAGCGTCGGGCGTTGAGGCGAGCACAGGCCCCGGCCCACGCGAGCCAGTCGAGGACGGCGCGCGCGCTTTTCCCAGCGTGCTCACCGCCTCGACGTGCGCCGCGATGCCCACGATGACGCTCTCGGCGTCAGGCAGGAGCGTCCACAGCTGCTCGACCGGGTAGCCGTCAGGCCCGCGCACGAGCTGCGGCAGGTCGCTGAGGCTCACGCAGCACGCGCGCACGATGGCCTCATGCCGACGCAGCACGCGCTCAGCCGAGACGAACGCGGCTGCGCCCTTGCTGATGTGCGCCTGCGCCTCGGCCACGCAGACAGCGCGCCTGTCCATCGGCAGCGCCTCGACCCACGTCGCATCGTCGGGGATGACGAGGCAAGCGGGGTCGCGCGTCTCGATATACCGACGCAGCACCTCGACCTCGTTTGCCTGCTGGATGCTCGGGTCGCAGATGAGGACGAAGCGCGCCGCGACGGCTGTGTTCGTGAGGACGGTGAGGCCCATCAGCTACAGAAGGCGAGCAGGAAGTAGGCGCCATTGGCCGCAGTGGGCGTGCCGCTGGTCCCGGTGTAGGGGCTCGACGCCGCCTGAATGGTGCACGTCGAGAACGACCGCTCGTCTTCGATGGTGTCGCCGGGCAGCTCGGAGACGAAGCCCGCCGGGATGATGAGCGCCGCGCCCGCGAGCTCGCCACCCTCGATGGGGAACACCCAGGTGTTCGTCTCGCCGAGGCGAATCATGTCGCGCAGCGTCGCGCGGACGAAGTCGCTGAACGTCAGGCTCACCGACACCTGCGCGCTCGTGACCTCGTGGTCGGCCGCGCCGATGATGCTGGTCGTAGCCGAGCCGACAGGGTCGAGGCCCACCGTGATGGTCGCCGACATGTCACGCAGCGTGGCCACCGTCCGCGTGCCGGTGTTCGCGGGCGCGTAGACGGCTTGACCCCATCGCTTCAAGGCGACGCCGTTGCCCATGTTCGCCGGAGCCGCCAACGCCGAGCTGTACGCCGTGACGCTCTTGTACGCGGGGTTCAAGGTGAACGACATCTCAAGCGTGCGCCGGTCGTCACCCGCGAACGCGAGCCCGATCTGGTTCGCACGGCAGCCCGTGCTCATCACCTCACGGGCGCGGTCGCGGTAGCGCACCGCCAGCGACGTCGCACCGAGCGCGCCAATCTTGGGGTAGGCCACAGAGCAGAGCTTGACCGTGTCGCCGATGGCCGGGACCGTCGAGAAGGCAGGACGCACCGTGGCTTGGTTCGTGCCACCGTTGACGATGGTCACGACCGCGTACTCGGTGAGGCGCGCAGCCGACACCCACGCGACCACGTCGCCGGGGTTCAGGAGCGCGATGTCGCCCGCAGACACCTCGAAGACCGTCGTGCTCACCGCCGTGGTGACGGTGACGGCAGAACCGCCCGTCTTGGCCACGACGCCGAGCGACGACGCGAGCAGGTCGTGCAGGCGCGTTGCGTTGAAGTTCTGGCCCTGCGTGCTCTCGCCCTTGAACGCGAGCTCGAAGTCACCCAGCTCGCGAATGGCAGGCTCACCGTTCGAGAGGTATGGCGCCTCGGGCTCGGGCACCTGCCCCGCGCCCGACGTCGACACAGCCGGCTCTGAGTAGAGCGGAATGGTCGCCGTCGTGGCCTCGTTGCTCGAGGACGCCCGCGTCGGCTTGATGGCGTTGAAGGTCAGTGCGCTCGTGTCGACGAGCGCGTGGTCGGCCGCATCGGGGCTGCCGAAGGTGGACTCAACCGCGATGGCAACCGACTGGCCGCCGAGACGTCCTGCGCTCATACGCTCACCCTCACTGTGGCTCGGACGCGCAGCACGCGCCCCGTGACTCTGTCCGTGTCGCCGATGTCCTCGACCTGCGTGTCGGGGAATACCGCGACGTCATTGGCTTGGGATGCCCACACAGCCTGCGGCCGGATGGTGCTGATGATGCTCGTGGCGTCCTCGACTGCAGCGCGGTACGCCTGCCCCGCGAAGTCGGCCTCACGGTAGAGCACCGTGATGAGCACCGAGTAGGACGCCTCGTCGATGGGGTCACCGCTGACAAGGCCCGTGTCGATGGGCGCGCCTTCCTGCAGGTACAGCGCGCGGCTCGGGACACGGTCGGACTCCTGCAGCAGCTCGCCCTCGCTGGCGAAGTCGACCAGCGAGAAGGGCAAGCGGGGCGCAGTCGTCGGGACGATGCCGAGGATGGCCCCGCTCATGGCGTCGAGTAGTCCGTAGAGGCTCACTGCTTACCTGCCACTGCGCGGTTGATGCAGGCCCCGATTATCTCGGGCAACGCTGCGACGAGGTCCGCGTTGTTGCGGGGCGAGATGCCCCACCAGTTGCGCTTGAGGTGCGTGGCGCCAGCGTAGGCCACGGCAGCACCTCGGGGCGTGATGGTGACGCCCGTCTTGCTGATGGCCTGCACGCCGATGGAGCGCGACAGCTGGCCCGAGAGGATGAGGTCGACCTCGACGCTGCGCTCGTTGAGCCCCTTGCGGCTCTGCTCCTTGTACTGCTTGTAGCCGTCCTCGTAGAAGCGGCCCACGACGCGCCCTTTGTTCGGGCCTCTGCGACCCTTCCAAGGCGTGCCACCCTTGGGCTTGAGTCGCCGCGCCGTCTCGCTCTTGTTGTAGATGACGACCGGCTTGGTGCTGTACGCCTTCATGCCCGTGTCGTTGACGTCCAAGCCCTCGAAGAACGTGCGCTGCACCAGCGACGTCCGCAGCACCTCGGCCACGTCACGCATGGCCTTGAGGTCCCACACGAACGAGGGCCACGTCGCGCCGAAGTCGTGCGTTGCCTCGATGCTCATCGCTGCGCCGTCACTCGGGCGAGCGTCAGCGGGTGCGGGGCGTTCGGGTCGTCGGCGAACAGCACGACCGCCGAGTCGGTGAGCGTCGAGCCCACCTGACGCGCGAGCTGTTGCGACGCAGCCACGTCGACCTCGTTCTGCTGCACGTCGCCGTCGAGGTTGAGGTCCTGCCAGTCGATGAGCGCGAGTTGGTTGTCCAGCTCGACGCCCGCGCGCTCACGGTAGTACGTGGCAAGCGCCGTGCGGTCCTGCCCGCCCACGCTGGTACCGTCGAGGATGACGGCCGCTGCGAGGTACGCGTGCGCGCGCACGAACTGCCGCCCTGGCAACACGTCCTCATGACGCGGGGCGATGCGCTTCTTGATGTGCCCGATGAGTTCATCCAAGGCAGCGTCGCGCTGCAGCTTCCAGCTACCCTGCCCCTGTGGACGCGCGCGCAGGTCGGGCACGTAGCCGAGCAGGTCGCCGTCGCTGAGCCCGGTGTTGAACTCCATCGCCACGACGTGCAGCACGTCTCTGTCTCTCAGGTACTGCAGCGGCTCGGCGTTGAACGAGTCGAACGTCTCATAATCGACGGTCCAGCGAATCGAGCGCGTCGGGCTCGCTGGCTGGTCGATGCTCGGGATGGTCGCTTGACGCTGCAGCCAGTGCAGGTTGGCCGGATTCACGCCGAACGCCACGCCGTGAGGCACGGGCTCTGCCAGCTCAAGCGTGCCGGTGATGCCGTCGTCGGTGACGACTCGCACGACGCGCAGTGCAGCACCCACGAGGCCGATGCTCTGCAGCACGACAGGCGCGGGCTGGTCGCCGCTGATGGCCGTCGTGGGCGAGCCGCTAAGGCCCCACGTAACCGTCAGCGTGCGCCGGTCTGCGCTGATGGCCGTCACGCTGTCGACCTGCCGCGATAGCGTCAGGCTGTACGACTGCGGGCCAGCGGGCCAGTCAACGGTGAGCGTCGGGTTCGATGCGAGCACGCCGTCCGCGTTGCTCCAACGGAACACGTGCGCGAGGCCAGTCAAGAGCTTGCGTGCAGGCATGGGCGCACACTAGCACACCGCGCCCGCTACGTCACCCGGTGGCCGCGTTGTTGGCCGTCCGCACCGTCGATGCGTCGGCTTCCTTGTAGCCCCACCTGAGCGCCGTCGCGAGTGGGATGGCAAGCCATTGATGTCGGCAGTTGTACCCGCCGCCCGACTCAAGCGGGTGAGGCAGGCCATTCTGCCCGTTGTCGAGGCCGCGCACCAGCTCGGGGTCGAACCAGAAGCCCACGCACGCCTCGCAGAAGGGGCGCGTGAGGCCATCGTCAGGGCCGCCATACGCGAAGCCGATGGGCACGCCCGACTCGTCGGCGTAGGCGTTCGCGATGGCCCTCGCGTAGACGGCCGTCTGCGTCCTGGCCTCGGTGGCTGCCTGCCCGAGAGACACCTGCAGACGCTCGCTCAGGCGCGTCGTCAGTTCGGTGAGGCTCTCGAGGCGGTAGCCCTCACGCATGAGGGGCACGAGGTCGGTGGCCGTCGTGAGGTTCGCAGTGCGGAACGCGTCGATGGCGTCGCGCCTCGCCGCGTCGATGACAGCCGCAAGCGCCTCGACGTCGACCACGTTGTCGGGGTCGAGGCCCACGCTGCGTAGATAGTCAGGCGTCGCGCGCTCGATGTCGTCGAGCCCGTCGAGCCATTGGTCTTGAATCTCGCCGGTTTCCTCGGCGACAGCCGCGGCCACCTGGTCAAGCTGCACCGCGAGTAGGCCAGTGCGCCAGTCGCCACCGCCAGACACCTCGGCCAGCTCAATGAGCCGGTCGCGCAGGGTGTCGCGCAGACCGATAAGCTCGGCCCCGATGCGGTCACCGAGGCGCGTCAGGTCGGCGTCACGGCGTCGCAGGGCTGCACGGACATCTGCCGGCAGCGCCACGACTACTTCTTCTTCCGCGTAACCTTGACGGGCGCTGGCTGCTCGACCACCTGAGCCGGACCGTCAGCCATGAGCGCGTCGATGACGGCCACGACCTCGGGCGGGCTGCGGTAGTCGAGCAGCACAGCGTCAGTGCCGAGAAGCGCAGACGCGGCCAGCCACTGCTCCCGCGACATGTCGACCTCGACAGGCGCGTTGTACCAGCCAAACTTGGGCAGGGGGCGCAGCAGTCGGACGCGGGCGCTCATCAGCTGACGACCGCCGTCACGAGGTAGCCGAGGTTCGCGTCACACACGACCTCGTCGCTGTAGACCTCACCGGCCACGATGGAGCCGACCGCCTGCGGGGGCGCCGTAAGGTACTCGCGGACCGAGATGGGGAGCGCGATGCCGTCCATCGAGAGGCCCTGACCGGAGAGGCCGTCCTCGACGAGCAGGAGGGCCGCGACCGCCCGCGTCATGATGTCGCCCGAGGCGTTCGCGACGGTGTCGGCGCCCTCGAGGCAGCCCATCCACAGCGACTTGCCCCAGAGGTACGACGACGCGAACGTCGTGGCGTCGGCCGAGGACTGACGACGAGCGCCGCCAATGAGGAGCTTGAGGCCCAGCTCGCCCGCGACGAGGTCCTTCAGGTAGGCGTCGTTCGCGACCTGACGAGCCGCAGCGGCCGCGCCAGAGGTCACGAGACGGATGCCCGAGGCGGCCATCGAACGCTGGAAGGCGTCCGCGACCTCACGGCCCATGATGACCGTGTCGGCGTCGCGGCCGTAGGCCTGCGCGCGCACGATGCTCTTGAGCACCGCGAGGTCCTGCATCGGGGTCGCCGTGACGGTGGTGTCCCACTGCGAGCCCGCGCCGGGGACAGCGCCGAGCGTCGAGTCGGGCCAGTTCGCCGTCGAGAAGAACAGCGACGCCGTGCGGGCCTCCATGTCGAGGGCGAGCTTGCGGCCGATGGCGCTCGCCTCGCGCTCCGTGAGGGGCGTGGGGAACTGCGACCGCTCGCTGAGCTTCTGGGGGATGACGTCGCTGGCGAGCTTGTACTCCTCACAGCTGTACGTCACGGTGGTCGGCGCACCGAGCGCGCGGCGGGGGTAGTCCGCGCCGAGGGCCGTCGCGACGACCTGGGGCGAACCCATGTAGCCGCTGGAGTTCTCCACGAAGATGGTGCCCTTCGACGCCGTGGGGACGACGGGCTGGATGGGCAGGGCCGGGAAGACCAAGCCCGCGAGGGACTGCGCCGCACCGATGGCCGCGCCCGAGAGGATCGGGCTAACCGGGGCGAGCTGAGACTGAGTTGCGCTGCTCATGATTCAATACCTCAGGGGAAGATGGAGTGCTGGAGGTTGAGCTCACACACCACGCCGTCAGCCGTCGCGCCGGTGTCGGTCGCGCCGCTGAGGATGATGCCCACGATGCGGTCGCCCGAGGCAGCCGCGACGAGCTTGCCGTTGGCATCGCTGGTCACGAACTTGCCGGGGTCGATGACGCCCGCCGCGACCGCGAACGGGCAGTTGCCGAGCAACTGCACGTCGATGATGTCACCGGCCACGCCGCTCGTGAGAGCGACGCCGAGCAGGTAGACACCAGAGCCCGTCGCCTGAGCCGCAGCGGCGATGCCACCGCTGACGCCATCGGCCTTGACCAGTCGGCCGCGCGTCACGGTGCCCGTGAGGCGGTACGACTTGATCGACTGCAAACCATTCACGCTAGCCATGGTCACACTCCTCGGCCAGCGCGAACCCGCGCCAGCATGTCATTCGCGCGCCGTACCTCGGCAGCGCGGGGGTCATCGCTCACGACATCGGCAGCCGCGCTGCCGTGCCCGATGGGCGCCGCGACCGCGACGATGGGCGACAGGTCGGCGAGCATGCCCGCAACCTCGTCGATGCCCATGCGGCACGCACGCTCCACCCACTCACCGCGCTTGGCCTGCGGGACGCGGCCCTGAGCCACGAAGCCGTCGACCATCTTCTCGGCGTCACGCTTCTGCAGCTCGGCCTTCACCGTCGCCGCGGCCTGCGCCGTCTCCTCAAGCTGGGCGCGCGCAGCGGCCAGCTCAGCCTGCAGCTGCTCGACCTGCGCGAGCGCCGCGGTTTCGACGGCCTCGGCCGCCTTGTTCTGCTCGCTCATGTCGAGCGCCTCCTCACTGCCGCCATCAGTAGACGCAGGAGCCGAGGCGGACCGGACTCTGCGCGGGTAGTCAGAGGGCATGTTGCCCCCGAGGAACATCCAATCGTCGGCCTCGACCGCGATGCGGTCTGCAAGTCCGCGGGCAACCGCGTCTTCTGCGCTGTAGACCGAGCCGTCGCCGAGCTGGTCGACGCTGACGCCACGGTCGGCCGCAATCTCACCGAGCATCACGGTCGCGAGCTTGTCGACGCGGCCTTGAAGCGCGGCCATGTAGTCGCTGTCGTTCGTGCTGCCACGCTTGCGCGGGGTCTGCGAGCTGACGACCTCAATGGTGTCGCCGTCCTCGCTGTCACGTGCGAGCGTGACGACCACGCCCACACTGCCCGCCTGCGCGAGAGGCGAGAGCACGACCTCATCGGCCGCCGAAGCCAGCCACAGCGCAGCCGAGGCGGCCATGCCTGAGACGTAGGCCACGACGTAGATGCCCGCTTCCTGAGCGCGAGCGATGGCGCGCCGTGTCTCGCGGACGCCTGCGACGTAGCCGCCTGGGGAGTCGACGTGCAGCACGACGACCTTTTCGCCCTGGAGCTGCGCCCGCTTGAGTTCGAGCCGCGCGCTCAGGTAGTCCATCGGGTACAGCGGGCCCTCGACATGGACGACGTTCAAGGCGCCCGGCACCGGCAGCTTAGGCGCACCCTTGACGAGCGCGGCCATGTGCGCCGGGTCGATGGCCATCGCAGACGTACCGGGAGCAGGCGCACTGCCTTCCTCCTTGGCCCGTCGCACCAAGTAGAGCTGCTGCATCTCCTCGGTCCACTCGGCCGCAGGCTCACCGCCCCACAGGAGAAACGCCACGTAGCCGGGCGTCTCCTGCCCCTCTTGGTCGTCTACGCCTTCTTCCCAGTCGCCCTCGTGCCTTGCGAACCAAGCGGGGGCCTCGGAGGTTACCCACTGCTCGGACTGCGGCTCACCGTTGGCGATGCTGTTGGCGCGTCGAATCGTCTCGGGCTTGATGCCGTCGCCTGACTTGCCCGCCTCGTGCAGCGCCACGCCCTTGAGCGCGGCCTCTTGGGCTGCGAGCGGGGGCGTGAGTTCTTCTTGGCTCAGAAGCGGCATTAGATGCCTCCGGGAATGACGGTCTGTGCAGGCCGCACGGTGCGGCCGAGTCGTTCGCGCTCACTGCGTACCTCTGCAGCCCTCGTGGGTGCAGGCAGCTCAAGCGCAGCGCGGATTGCCCGCTCATCCTCGGCAGTTGGCGTGAGCACGCCAGCCGCGAGCAGAGCAGTGACGTCGCCGACCTTCTCGACCCACAAGCTCGAGCGGATGCCCGAGTACGTGAGGCGGGGCAGCTGGTCGAGCGGCATGGGCCCGATGTTCGCCGTGACGATGGTGCGGATGTACGAGCTGAGCCCCTCGGCCAGCCATTGGCAGAGGTCGCCCGCCATCTGCGCGGCCAGCTCTGCGTGAACCTGCGCCGTAGCGTAGGCGCCGCTTGAGCCGTTCGACCCCATGGCGAGGAACTGCACATAGAACGCCTGCAGAATCTCGCGCTCGATGTCGGCCACGACCTGCGAGAGCGGGCCAGAGCCCGACGCAGCCGCGCCACCCTCGAACGAGAGCTTGGCCCACGAGGGCAGTACCAGCGCGCTTTCCTCGTGCGAGGTGTACCGACGCAGCACGCGCAGCAGCTCGTCACGCGCGGCCTCGTACTCCTGCTGCGATGGCGCAGAGCCACGCACGCGGGCGAGCGCATCCTCGTCGATGGTGACCGTGGGGACCGGCACCGCGTAACGCTGCGCGAGAACCTGCCGCAAGTTCGTGCAGCGCCGGTAGTCGGACGCGAGCGGCTCGACCTGCCGAAGCAGGCCCACGCCCTCGACGCCCTCAGCGAGCGACGGCCACACGAGGTGGACAAGGCGCTCGTAGGGGATACGCACCGAGCCGACCGAGCTGAGGCCATACGGCTCCCGCTGCCACTGGTCGACTGCGACGATGCGCCGCCCCTCGTAGACCCACTGCCGCACGCTTGACTGGTCGCGCGGCTCAAGGTCGATGTACGTCGTGCCTTGGTACGGGTACGCCACCATCTCAGCCAGTGCGAAGCCGTAGAGCGCGCCGGTGAGAAGCTGGCGCATGCGCGTTTCCCAGCTCGGGAGCTGCAGCGCGCGTCCATCCCACTCGATGACGGGCGAGGCGTAGCCACCAAGGCCCAGCGTGCGCCGCACAACCTCGGCCGCAGCCTCAGACGCTGGCGAGTCAGGCGCCGCCGACACGTCCCACGTGGCCTGCGTCGCCAGCCCGAGCAGGGCCTGAGCACCGACAGCGCAGGGCGCCGAACGCATCGCCAGCCGGTACGCCGCGATGCGGGGCGCGAGCTGCACCAGCCGCAGGTTCACCTCGCCGTCGTTGACCGGCAAGCTCTGCACGCCGATGCCGCGACCATCTACGGCCTCGGGGGCCGTGTAGCTGCCGACCTGTACGGAGAGTGCCATGCGGGGCACCCTAGCACATCGCGGCAGAAAACGCACACCACCGTCAGGGCACGCACGTTGCCGGGCTCAAGGCGTCCTGCGGGAGCCGTCTACCGATGGCCGGGCAGGTCTTCGCGGGCCTTGGCCCTGACGGTGGATGCACAGAGAACGTGGGGGCTGGGCACCGATGACCGTGCGCCACGTGACACCATGCCACGCACCCGCACGTCTTGACTCACCGGGCTGGAGGACCCCAGAAGGATTCAACAGCGCCCCCGTGCGAACAGTAACACCCGACGCGTGGCCGTCAAGTCTCTGCAGGCGGCTCGGGCTCGGGTGGCTTGGGCGGCATCTCGGACTGCCCACGCGCCCCGAACTGATAGCCGAACACGACGAGCACGATGCTCTTGATGAGCTCGAACAGGCCGACTCTGAGTTCGTTTGAGAGCAGCTGCACGTCCCACGACACCACAAGGTCGGCGACGAACACGCCGAGGAACACGGTGAGCACCAAGGCCACGAACCGCGTGAGCCACTGCCGCTCGTCGAGCGCCTTGGGAATGACCGAGTTGACGTACCAGACCAGCCCGCCGATGAGCACCAACGAGAGCGCAACGCCCAGCACCATCATCCAGTGGTCCGACTGATACATGCTCACCTCATGTCCATGGGGTCATGCTCGACGTGGCGCCTCGGCCTCTCGGGCGCAGGCGGCTCACGCCTCGATGCGTCGGGCAGATACCACAGCACTTCGCGCACCGCGTACCGCAGCGTGTCGGCGTGGTGGTCGTGCGTGCCGTCCTTGGCCGGTCGCCCTGGCTGCCTCTCGTCCCAGCGGTAGCCGGTGAGCGCGCGGGCCAGCGTGCGCTTGGTCGCAGGTGCTCGCAGCCCTGCCTCGTACATGGCGCGCTCAACCGTCAACGCCCCGCGCTCCAGCGCGAGGTTTACGCGAGTACAGCCCGACACGATGTCACGCCGCTCGGGGTCGCGCTCGACGCGGGGCAAGATGCCGAGACCCTTGGGCGGGGCGAGCGCCACGAGGTCGAGGTCGGCGATGCCCGTCTGCGCTGAGCGCGCTGCGCCTGCAGGGTCGGCCACGATGGCGTCGATGGGTATGCGTTGGCTGCCCGCCTGCCACAGCCGACGCGGCACCAGCTCGACCGCGAGGCGCGTCAGGAAGTCCGGCAGCGTCTCGTCGTCGGGTGCCCACTCCCGAGTGACGTGCCACCGGCCCTTGCCGAGCTCGACAAGAAGAAGCGCGCACGGATGCCTCAAGCCGAAGTCCATCGCGAGCATCGTGCGTTGCAGGCCGTAGTCGACTGCCACCTCGGTTACGCACCGCTCAGGCTGCCACGCGTAGAAGACGCTACCGACCGGGGGCAGCGGCTTGTTCTCGACGAGGGCCGCGTAGTCGCGTTCGCTGAGCGTCTCGCGCATGCGCTCAAGCCAGCCGGCCCCGAGGTGCCGCGCGTTCTCTGCGCTCTGCGGCAGGTACGCCTCGCCCCCGATCTCCCGCGTCCGCTCCACCCACCACGCAGGCTCGACCGGGATGCCGCAGGTGACGACCACCGGCCGATGCATGCGGCCAGCCATGTCGGCGACAGGTACGCGAGCACGCGACCGCGCCACGTCGAGCACGTCGGGGCGCAGCACCTGGCACTCGTCGACCAAGACGGCGTGCGCGTTGAGCCCTTCGATGGGCGAGCTGCCCGGCCCAGAGTTCGCGGGCGTGTCGAGGTGGGCAAGGAGCAGGCGCGAGCCGTTGCTCCAGACGAACGCCTGCTCGCTGGCCGCGAAGGTTACCGCAGACCCGGCCAGAAGCCCGTGCAGATGGGGCAGATGCACATCGCGCAGTCGTCGGAATGTGTCCATGCCAACGACCACCAGCGCACCCGGCCGCGTCTCGCAGATGAGGATTGCGAGCGCGCAGAGCGCCAGCGATTTGCCTGAGCCCAAGCCGCCGCGCACCGCAGCCGCATCGCTCGGCCAGTCACCGGAGAGGCCTGCGCGAAGAAACTCGGTCTGCCACGGTAGGGGGTCAAGCTCGCTGATGCGAGGCATGGTGCACGCAGAGGTGGTGGGCGCTGCAGCCCTTAAGCTGCTCGACCATGTGAGCGCCGCAGACCTCTAGCCCGCAGCGGCCCTGCGCGTCGTCGTGGTCGCAGATGTACCGTGCGTACTCGGAGCAGTCGGGCAGCTCGCAGGCGCGCCCCGGGTGCCAGCCGAACCGCGACTCACCAAGCCCGCCCATCCACCGGAGCAGGGCGCTCATGCGTTGCCGATGCGCTTGTCGGTGGGGACCAGCTTGGCCAAGAGGGGCGCGACCTCTGCGCCCTGATGCACGTGCGTGGTGACGACCACCTCGGGCTTCTGCGGCCACGTCTGCGGGTCAAGCCGCTCGAGCAGCCACGCAGCCGCCTTCCAGTCCTCGGCCGACCTGTCGATGACGTGCTGAGCGAGTCGAGCGCGGGCGCGAATCTTCGCTTCCTCCCACCGCTCGGCTAGCACCGCGTAGTTGTGCCCACGCTTGGCCAAGCTTAACCAGTTCGCGAGCGTCGAGTAGGGCACGCCGACCTCGGCGCAGGCGTAGGACGCCACACCGAGCCGCGCGTAAGCCTCGCAGAGACGGTCAATCACTTCCCGCTTGGGGCCGTACTCGACCGGGGCCTTTGCTGGCTCCTTTGCTTGTTCCTTCGCTAACTTCCTCGTGCTCATGCCACCCCTAGCAAAGCCTCACGCATCGTGACCTGCAGACGCCGCAGCGTGTGCTCACGCCACAACGGACCCAGCTCGGGCACCACAGGCGCGCCGTAGACCGCCCCGCTCTGCTGCCACCTGCCCAGCATGACAGCAGAGACGCCGCGCCGTCTAGCAGCCATCAGCACGTGGTCGTGGTGCATCTGCTCGGGACCGTCTGGGCTCTCGCTCTCGCCAATGTCCTCGGCCACGAGCACGAGGTCGGGCGGGGGCATCTCCTCGAGCTGGCGCAGCGCGTCGATGACGAGGCTGTGAACCGTGATGATGGTCGGTGAAAGTGTCGCGGCTGCCTGCCGTAGCAGGCCCCGCATGTCGTGCGTCTCGCCATACACGAGCACGTGCATCAGGCGTCTCCGTCGTCGAGTAGAGGTTTTCCAGACAATCGGGATATCTCAACCTTTTGGAGTATATCCCGCTTCTGCCCCACCAACCGCTCCGTGAGAACCTTCGCGCTCACCTTCGACTCGTCGAGCGCGTGCGTCTTGGTCTGCAGCGTCGTCACGTCAGCCTGCAGACGCTCGACATGCGAGCGTGTAGCAGCTGCAGACGCAGCCACACGCCAGAGCGTACCGCCCAGCGTGATGGCGAGGGCGCCCAGCGAGATGGCCGTGCCGACTTCCATCACTCACCCTCGGCGTCTGTGTCCTTGCTGGTCGGCGTGTCGACCTTCTTCTTGGCTCTGGCCTCGGCCGCAGCCTTAGCCGCAGCACTGCGCTTGCGCTTGGCCGCCGCCTCAACCTCGTCGTCCTGCGCCTGCAGCCACGCCTGCGCCGAGGCCGCCAGCGTGACGCCGAGCACGACCGAGCCAGCACGCCACGACAGGTCGCGGCACTCGTCCGCAGTCGTCGTGGGGCACTGGCTGGCCGTGGTCGCGATGCCCGTCGAGAGGGCGATGAGGCCCACGGCGACTGCTCGCTCCATCGGGCTGATGCGCGGGTCGTCGTCAGGATGGACCTGACGCGAGCACGCGCCGAGCATCAGGAGCAGGAGAGCCGCCCGCATCACGCAGCCGGTGGCGTTGCAGGCGGTGGCTTGTGCTCGGGCTGCTCGCGCTCAGCCATGGACCGACCAGCCAGCACGCCGATGATGCCCGCAATCTGCGCGATGGCGCCGTCCGTCGAGCCCTCGCCGTGCATGGCGAGTACCGTGATGGCGACGATGCCCACCACGCCCGCGATGAGCGTGCGATACCCGCGCATGCTCACCGCCTTCACGGCTGCGACTCGGGCGCGCTCGGAGCAGCCGAGACAGCCGCATCAGGCGCAGCCGTGGGGACAGCCGAGACGGCCGCATCGGGTGCCGCCGAGGCAGGCGCAGCAGGCTCCGACCGCTCACACCCGGTCGTGATGCGAGCACCCGACACGAGCACCGTCGCCGAGATGCCGACCAGCGGCAGGCCGTGCGCCTCGGGCAGCTCGAGGACGATTGCGCCGACCGGGGTCGTGCACGTCCACGGACGCAGGCCCGACTTGGCCGGGGTCGAGGTAGGAGCAGGGACGGGCGGCAGATGCGCGCCCGAGCAAGCGCCGAGGAACAGCGCAGCGATGGTGAGACGGTGGTTCATGGTGCTTCCCATTCGTCGGGCACGGTGACGTCCAGAGGCGCGTGCACCTCCAGCGATGTGATGGCGTTGTCGCGCCACAGGTAGCGCGCGCGCCGCTCGGCATCCTCTGACGACCACCCGAGCGCGAGCCGCGTGAACTGCACGCCGTCGACGACGGCGATGATGAGATAGGTCTGCATGGTGTCCTCTCAGTACGTGATGACGTAGACGATGCCGTTTGCGCCCGCGCCGCCGACACCAGTCGACGACACGACACCAGACAGGCTGGTGCCACCACCGCCACCGCCACCGCCTGCGCCGTATGAGCCACCAGCGCCACCAGCGCCGCCGATGGCAGAGCCAGTGCCCGAGTGGTTACCGCCGCCACCACCACCGCCACCGCCTCCGACAGCCTGCGAGCCGGTGACCGATGTGCCCACGCCGCCAGCGCCTCCGGCGATGACACCGCCAGCACCGCCGGGCAGGGCCGTCGCACCTGCGAGGATGGGGCTACCAGCGCCGCCAGCCTGCCCAGCCTGCTGCGTGTTGCCGCCAGTCATGCCCCCGCCGCCACCGCCACCACCAGCGCCGAGGCCCTGCGCTCCCGCAGTCGGGTTCGATGTCGCGCCTGCTCCACCTGAGCCGCCAGACCCACCGGCAAGGATTGCAGCCGTTGCGCCAGCGCCGCCCGGAATGATGCTCAGACCAGCGCCGCCTTGACCAGCGAGGCCGCCCGCCGCGTAGACGTGCGAGCCGAACGTCGAAGCCGTGCCGTCTGCGCCGGGGTTTCCGCTCGTTCCGTTCGCGGGGCTAGTCCACACGGTGGGGCTCGCGCCGCCCGCGCCGCCCTGTCCTACCGTCACTGCGACGGTAGCGCCCAGAGCTGCAGCAGGGACCATCCAGCGTGTGACGCCACCGCCACCACCGCCACCACCGCCGCCACGTGTAGAGCCGGTCGCCCCAAGTCGACCAGAGCCACCGCCACCGCCACCGCCCACGGCGATGACCTCGACGAACTGCGCGCCCGCAGGCTTTGTCCACGTGCCATCTGAGGTGAACGTGTTGACCGCGATGGCGCCAGCAGACCCGCCACCGCCCGACACCGTGGTCCACGTCGGAGCGCCACCGCCCGAGCTGGTCAGCACCTGCCCGCTCGTGCCGCTGGTCGCCGTCGACAGAATCTCACGGCCCGCCGTGGTGATGTCCGTGGCCGCAGCCGTGTCGACGCCCGTGAAGTAGGCGAGCTTGTTCGCCGCCGTGCTCACACCGGCGAGAGCCGTCAGCGTGGCGTCGGCCGCCTGAAACGCCGTGCTGGCCTGCGTCGCTGCCGTGCCGAGGCCCAGCGTCGAGCGCGCCGCAGCGGCGTCCACGTCGTCGATGAGGCTGCGACCGAACGCGGTGATGGCCGTCATCGAAGCCGCGCTCGCGCTCGTGTAGTACGCGATTCGGTCGGCCGCAGGCGTCAAGCCGTTGATGGCCGTCAGCGGTGCGCCCAGGAGCGCGGTGCCGTTGGCGTAGAACGTCGTGACGCCCGAAGCGACTTGGAAGCGCCCGTTCAGAATCGCCGAAGTCGTCGGAGCCGCAGCGAGGCCAGCGCAATCGCTCATCAGCACGCGCGTCGGCAGGGTGCCGTTCGTGTACGTACCGGTGAAGAGGCAGCGGTCGAACAGCAGGAGGCCGGTGAATCCAGCGTTGACGCTGACGTTGCCGACCTCGCAGCCCACCACGTAGACGACGCCGCTGATGGCGCCGATGGTGAGCCCGCCCACCATCTGCGACTGCTCAAAGCGATGCACACCCGCGCCCGTCGTGCTCACGGTCGTCAGCCCCTCGATCTGTAGGCTGACGATGCGCGCCCGGACGACGTTGTTGCCGATGGTCAGACCGCGCCCAGAGGACAGGCTGACGACCGTCCCGCCGAAATCGCCAGCGCTCGGGCCGATGATGCTGATGTTGTTGCGCCCGGCCGGGATGGTGACCGTGGCGCCACCGTAGGAGCCGGGGCCGACGATGACTTGGCAGGCCGGGCCGACCGGGGTCGCGTCGATGGCCGTCTGGATGTCGCGCGTCGGAGATGCCGCGATGGCTGAGGCGTGCGCGAACTCCGAGAAGGTCTGCGCGGGGAGTTCCTCGTAGCGGTCGGTGAGTCCGGTGACCGATGTGGTGCCTGCGGGGCCAGTCGCGCCGATGGGGCCCTGCGGCCCTGTCGGACCCTGCGGTCCTGTCGCGCCGGTGTCGCCCTGAACGCCCTGAGGACCAGCGGGGCCGGTGTCGCCCTGAGGACCAGCGGGGCCGGTGTCGCCTTGGATGCCTTGCGGACCCTGCTCACCCTGTACGCCTTGAGCACCCTGCGCGCCCTGTGGCCCAGCCGGACCCTGCGCGCCGACAGCGCCTGCGAGGTTGACCGACCACGAGGCGAAGGTGCCCGAGCCCGACACCGTCGTGACGTCGACGACGAGCACGCCGGTGCCGCTGTCGTAGCTCACGACCTCGCCGTGCATGTGGTCGTCAATGTCGTAGGCGATGGTGACCGACTGTGTCAGCGAGTAGTCCAGACCAGTCTCGACGGTGAGCGTCTGAGTTCCGGTCCCGATGGTCAGCGACGTCGTCGAAGTCGTGGCGTAGCGGTCACCGTCTGCGCCCGCGTTGCCCGTGAGGCCCTGCGGACCTTGCACGCCCTGCGGACCTTGGACGCCCTGCGCGCCCGCCGGACCCTGCGCGCCGGTGTCACCCTGCACACCCTGCGGGCCTTGCGGGCCCTGGGCACCAGCGGGGCCGACCTCGCCCTGTACGCCCTGCGGACCTTCGGGACCGACTGGCCCCTGTGGCCCCTCTGGCCCAGCCGGCCCAGCAGGCCCAGGCATGCCCGGAAACTGCGTCGTGGTGCCCGCCATCACGGCACCTTGCGGTAGTGCGCGCAGACCTCGATGCTGGCGGCCGAGCCGCTGCCGCGCAGGCTGAGCGTCGTGATGCTGCTCTGCGCCGTGCCCGAGAGGACGCCGCGGACCTCGATGGTCTTGGCCGACCCAGCGGGCAAGGTCGGGGCGTTCGTCGTCGAAGCCGGGCAGCTCGCAGCAGGCCCGAGGCAGATGAAGGCAGCCGGGCCGCCCCACGCCTCACGCGACACGAGGCTGAGCGACGACAAGAACAGGCCAGCCGTCAGGGCCGCGCCGGTGCTCGTGTCCTTCATGTCGGCTGACGCGATCTGCGTCCAGCTCGCCGTTCCGAACGACTGCACCGTGCAGCCGTACACGTTGCCGTAGATGCCGTTGGCGTCCTGAGCCTGCACCGCAGGCACCGCGCCGACCATCGCCACCGCAGCGGCCAGAGCCGCAACCTTACGCTTCATCATCGCCCACCTCCATGCTGATGCGGACACACGTGGCGCAGTCGGCGACCGCGCCCTGAAATCGTCGGAACGTAGCCTCGTCGACCCCGGTGCCGCGCCAGCTCGCGAGCTTGCCCCGGTTGTCGACGTGGATGAAGCTCGGGTAGATGCCCACGCCGCCCACCGGAATCTCGCGCTGGCCCATGAGGCGCAGCACGACGAGAGCCAGCTCGAGCGCCGTCACGCCTGCCACCTTGAGGTCGGCCGCTGCGTCGGGTGAGCCGTCAGGCTTGCCCCGCTCGCGCTGGTTTGGGCGCAGCTCGGGGGGCATGTGCCGTGAGTTCGCGGCCGTCTTGGACTCGCGACGCTCGCCGGAGACGACCTTGACGCTACGCCCTACCGCCGCGCGGATGGGCTCCAGCGTGCGCTGGCATAGCTCGATGTAGCGGGCTCGGCTGGTAGGAGTCTGCCAGACGTGGCCGTTTCGCCAGTCGACCAGCTCGACGTCGGAGAAGTGCGGGCTGAGTTGCTCGGGCATGGCCGACACCCTACCACAACCGGGCACCGGCTGCAGGGTGTAGGCGGCAGACTCTCCCACCCGGTCTGCCAGCGGGTTGCAGAGTCACGACGCGAGACGAAGACAACACCGGCGCCGTGACCGAGAGGTGAGATGGGGGCAGGAGCGACGGACGCCGATGACGCGCGGGCAAGGAGACACAACCGACGCGCCACGCTGACGACCTGAGCCTAGGGGGTGTGCCTCGCCCCTGCCCCCGGGGAACTTATCACAGCTTCCACGTGTTTCCGAGCTGGGTGCGCTGGCGCACCTGCGCGGCTGATGCCTTGCCGCCCTTCCTCCCGCCCTTCGATGTTCCCTCGCCAGCTCTCCACTCTTGATAGTTCTTGCTGGCTGCAATCTTCTCGGCGTTGAACGTGCCACGCTTGCGGCCCAAGTGGTCGTCGACAGTAGAGGCAGGAGGCTTGCCCTTCCCGCCACTCAGAAGCCACTTATCGCGCGCGGCCCTCTCGCGGCAGAGCAGGAGGAAGCGTTCGACGTAGACGTCAGGCCGAATCGGCACGACTGCCTGCAGCATGCTTCCCACTGCCGCTGCGTCCCTCTCGAGCTGCGACAGCCTGCCCGCCTTCTTGAGCGTCGGTTCCTCGCCGTTTGCTCGCGCCCGCCTGACTTCCCGCGCCCTCGCGTTGCGCTGCTCGAGGTAGAGCCGCTGCAGCTCGGCACGCTCCATCCTCGGCGGCAGGGTAGGAGGCTCATCAGGCAGGGATGCTAGGCAGGCGTTGACCACTTGCTTCAGCTCGACCTCTCGCCTGCGCGCCTCCTCGAAGCAGGCCGCCGCGACAGAAGGCACCAGAGCCAGGCGTGTGCGGAAGGCACCCGACGCGTCGATGTCTCGGCATCGCGTCGTGTACCTGACTGGCTGCTCGAGCAGCTGGTAGCCTAGAGCGATGAACGCCCGCCCCACCTGACACCGTGCAACGCTCGTCCACGC